ATGATGATCGAGGATCTTTATAAGTCAACCGACAAGTTAAACAAACATATTGAAGATATGGCCTTAAACAAAGTTAATATTGAGTTTTTACGTAAACAGATGGATAAGGTCTTAGAAGACATAGAAAAATTAAAAGATGCAAACAGAGAGTTTAAATACAATGGCAACGGGAAGAATCACTAAAAAAGTTTTAGATTACATAGCTGACATGAATAAACAAGCTAAACAGATGAGTTATGTCAAAAATTTAAAAAAAGAAGTTGAAACTGGCAAACATGGTACACAAAAATATGTTATCAAGAATGGTGAAAACAAAGGCAAGGTAGTATGATCGAAGCTGTCGTAGGATTACTTATGTTTATTAACGGAGAAATTAAAGAGGCTCGTTTGCAAGACTCAATGGCAATGTGCCTTCGCGGGAAACGTGAAGCAGAAAGAACCTTTTCTGAATCTGTTACTTACAAATGTTGGAAAGGTAAAGCAGAGTTAGAGGATAATATAGATGGCTCGAAATCAATCAAAAAACTCATTATTGAATAATTTAAAAAAAATTAATAGGTTTGCACAAATGCTCAGAGATGATAGATTTAGGCAACACAGATTAAACAGTAAAAAAATATATAATAGGAAAAAATATAAAAATGAAACTATCACGTAACTTTAGTCTCTCAGAACTTATTAAATCAGACACAGCTATTAGACTGGGTATTGATAATAATCCTAATGCAGACCAGATAGAAAAATTAAAATTACTTTGTGAAAATATTTTACAACCGGTACGTGACCACTTCGGCAGAGTAACGGTGACCAGCTGCTTTCGTAGCCCGGAGCTGTGCGTAAAAATTGGCAGCAGTTTAAATTCGCAACATACCCGTGCGGAGGCGGCGGACTTCGAATGCCTGGGCACGAGCAACGCTGAAGTCTTTGACTGGATTAAAGCAAACCTTCCGTATGATCAAATGATCCTCGAGTTTTTTACCCCAGGTGAACCAAACAGCGGGTGGATTCACTGCAGCTATATATCTGATAAACCAAGAAAACAGTTACTAAGAGCATACAAAGAAGAAGGTAAAACTAAATACAAACCTGTCATTGGTAACGCTGTAGATTTAGTATGAAGAAAGTACATTTTACATTAGGATCTATTGATACTGTAGTTGGTGTTTGTGAAAACTGTGAAGAAGATACAGTTTTAGTAGCTGTAGTTACAGATTATTATAGATGTACTAATTGTGGTGCGGATACCAGACAACACATAAATGGTAAAATTAGATACATGCAACTATCAGAGAGCGATAAACAATGGCTAAGAAGAAACCACTCTTCGGAGTAAATACATACAAAGGCGCGACTAGAATTAAACGACCCGGACGTCATGCGAAAAAACCGAACAAAAAATTTTCACGAAAAAAGTATCGCGGACAAGGTCGTTGAGTTAGAAAGGACCAGAAATACTACCTAAAGTGGTATAAAGATTTAAAGAAGCTGGCTCAAAGACTTCAGGCTTAACTCTATGACAATCAAACTTTAAGTATATTCCGTGCTTATTTATCTCTCTTCTTCCTATTTCTTCCATTTTATCAATAGATTTTTGATACCCATCCATTAAACAATCATAGCTATCCCCATAGGTTTCATCAAATGTATGGGGAGTAAGGCAGGTCTGAGCCACACTACTACACATTATAATTGTTAGTAAAAATTTCATTGACAGTCCCTTTAAATTTTAATAGGATATCCTACATTATACGTACAAAAGAAAGGTTATAAATGACAGACTTTAGCAAATATAAAAATGTCTCCTTATCAAAGGATACATATACTAAATTAGATAGTTTGAGAAGAGTTATAGTGCCCAACACAACTATATCTCGTGCACAAACTGTTAACATTTTAGTTAACGAAAAGGTTGAAAAACTAAATGGCAAGTTATCAAAGGTTAAGAACAAGCGATGATTATGCACGGCCAGACCCAGAACTTAAACTTTGGAGGGCTGTGTTAGGTTTAGCTGCAGATGATGCTATTAAAGATAGATATAAATTTAATCAAGGTAGAAATATGATTGATCAAGCAAGATCATGGTTTTTACATCCGACATCAAATTTTACTACGGTATGTCACTATGCAGGCTATGATCCTGGTTACATTAAATATAAGATGACGAAAGCAATAGAGAAACAAGAAAGGAAAGAAAATGGCAAAAAAGATATGTGAGGTATGCAAGGGTAACGGTTTTGTTAGAGTGCCTTACGAGATAGCCAAAGAAGAACAATGGGCTAATTGTGATTTTTGTAATAGCCAAGGAGAAATAGAAATACATAAGGAGGAAGAAGATGGCAAATATAATTAAAGGACATACTGGTCAATTTACCACTACCACAGGGATAGAAGATACCACTGAAAGAGTTACAGTAGCTAGGGGACAGGTCTATGGTTTAACAGATTTTACCGAACCAAAAGGCTCCCATGATCTAGAACAAAAGATCGCGGACTTAGCTAAACAAAAAGAAATATTACAATCTGCGTGTAGAAGAGCGGGTGTAGAAATAAAAGAATTAAAAGATACAATCGAAAAGTTAGAAAAAATAGCAGCTCTTACCAGAGAAGATGTATTAGGTAGATTAAGAGACGCTGAAAATTATTTTAAAACAGAAGATTACACGGAGAAAAAATGAGACTTGCAATACTTGATGCATTAGAAAAAAGATACGAAGCTGAAATAGCTGCAGCTGATGCAACGATTAAAATATACCTGACTAATTCAGTCGGGATTGGTGAGCATCCACAACACCTGGAAGAGATAGATAAGTTGTTGCAGAAGATAGTCGATGCTGAAGAAAAATTAAAAGCTTTAGTACCTTTTAGATTATGATTAGTGAAACAGATGCTGCGTACATCGCAGGTTTATTTGATGGTGAAGGCAGTGTTTCTTACAAACAATACATGCGTAAGAAACCACATAACAAGAAAGCATATCCTAACTGGCAGATTAGAATGGAAATTTCTATGACAGATAAAAATGTTTTAAATTGGCTTCACTTAACACTGGGCGTTGGAACTTTAAATGTTAAAAAATATAAATCTGCCTATACTAAAGGTTGGAAAAAACAATGGCGTTGGCGATGTTCATCAAGAGATGCTTATTATGTTTGTTTACTGATACAGCCTTACGCTCATACCAAAGTGGTAGATATAAACAAAGTAATAAAACATTACTCACATTTAACTAAAGATACATTAAAAGCTAAAGTAATAAATATTGATAGTTATAAGAGAAAGATAAATGAAAAAAATTTTAATATTAATAGTCTTATTGACCTTGACTAATTGTTCCAAGATAGAGTTTGATGGGTTTGATCCATTAACCTCGACAGCTAAATGGATAATAACAAAAGATAAATGACAGCTAGTCTTGGCATAGGTATGTTTTTTTATGGTATGGGTTGTGTACTAATTGGTGCTATAATAGCTTATTATATAATAAATAAATTTAAAGATGATTAAAAAACCATTAGCTAGGATACTTTCATTAGGCGCAGGAGTACAAAGTTCCACGATGGCATTGATGGCGGACCAAGGAGCTTTTGGTGAGAAACCAACGGCAGCCATCTTCGCTGATACCGGTTGGGAGCCTAAACCAGTAATCGATCATTTAAATTATTTAAAATCAAAATTGTCTTTTCCTGTTTATATTTGTAAAGCGGGTAATCTTAATGAAGATATATTAAAAGCGACGGACAATGGTAAGTTTGTATCTGTGCCTTTTTTTACGATTAATGAAAAAGGTAAGAAAGGTATGGGTCGTAGACAATGTACCCGGGAATACAAGATAACTCCTATTGCTGCAAAGATTAGAGAGTTGTTAGGTATGAAAAAGTATGCAAGGTTTCCTAAAACAGAGTATGTTGAAACCTGGGTTGGTATATCAACTGATGAAGTATTCCGAGTAAAAGAATCTAGATTTTGGTGGCAAAAAAATCGATGGCCTTTAATTGAAGAAAAGATGTCTAGAGAAGATTGTATTAAATGGTACAATGATAAAGACTATAAAAAACCTGCAAAATCTTCTTGTATCGGATGTCCTTATCATGATGATTCTTTTTGGTTAGATATGAAAAATAATAGACCAGATGAATTTGCAGCTGCAGTTGAGTTTGATAAAAGAATGAGAAACAATAAACATAAGATAAAAAATTATATGCATCGATCTTGTAAAAATTTAGATGAGGTCGTGTTTCACGTGAAACGTGAAGAGGAACAATTAGATTTATTTAACAACGAATGTGAAGGGATGTGTGGAGTATGATGGAAGATAAAGATTTAAATGAATATCATAATATTGGTAAGCCAGTAAAATGGAATAACAAATTTACTTACCCAAAATCTCAAAGGGAGATAGTCATGGGTCGAAGACACTACGCTGTAGATGACCAAAAATTACCATCTGTAACAACTATATTATCACGAACTCAATCAAAAGAAAAGCAAGATTCGTTAGCCGCGTGGCAAGCTAGGGTTGGCAAGGAAGAAGCAACGAGGATCAAGGACCAGGCAGCTTCACGTGGAACAGCTATGCATACCCTTCTAGAACACTATTTATTGGGCCAAAAACACGCTGATTTGACCGATGTAGGGCAAGAGGCGACTATGATGGCACAAAAAGTAATAGATGAAGGTATAAAGGGCTCTTTGAGCGAAATATGGGGGTCTGAGGTAACTTTATGGTACCCAGATTTGTATGCAGGGCAGACAGATGTAGTAGGTATTTATAATGACCGCGAAAGCATAATAGATTTCAAACAAACTAACAAGCCAAAAAAACGAGAATGGATAGAGGACTATTTTGTTCAACTAGCTGCCTATGCAATGGCACACAACTATACTTATCAAACTAAGATTCAGCAAGGTGTGGTGTTAATGTGTTCAAAAGATGGCTATTTTCAGAAGTTTGAGATATCTGATGAAGAATTTAGGCAGTACAAATATAAATGGCTGGGTAGAGTTAGTAAATATT